TGCGGCCATAATGTGATCGGTGAAAACAGTGTTATCACTAACAACACCCGACAATTTTAAGCTCATGCTAGTAATACCAGCACCCTGCAATAATTCGCGCCATCCTGCACCGTCTTTGTCTGTAACATCGACAGTTTCATTATTGATAGTAATACCATCAGAACGCGCACCGCCAACAACAGTAAAAACATCAGGACCTGTACTTGTGCGAACTTTAATCCGCAAATCACGACCTTTAAACTTAGCCATATTACACCTCACTCACTAATAATTTAAAACGCATAATTCCGTGACGTGTAATGCCGTCACTATCTATTACAACGTCATGCCGAACAAATTGGCACAACACCGATTGACCATTGGCCAAAACTAAATCAACGTTATGTAATGCACCATGACACTTATCCATTAATCCCCTAATTTCTTTCGTTCCTTCCTTTTGGCTGCCAACGTGCAAATTTACAAACGCTTCTAAACCGTTATCATCTTTGTTGGACCAGTCATCCGCGCCGCCATCCTCTAGCCATATTTTAGGGAATGGATCATCATTAGATAACGATTCGCTGGTAATGCCTGTTAAGCCTGTTGTTGCATCTAAAGCAACATAAACCGCTTTAAAATAATCATTGAATAAGCTCATGGTGTCGCGCCTTGCATTTGTGCAAGTGCATCACGCACAGCTTTTTGCACAACATCGGTTGCTTTTTGTTTTTGCGCTTGCAATGCTTTAAACATAAAAGGACGTGGTTGCAGATTGCGTGACATATCACCAAATTCTAAGCGTCTAGCGTAAGGCGCAATACTATGTAAGCTAACAACACGGATGCGCAAGTTATCAAAATCAGGCTGTACTTGAATTGATCGCACCAAAAAACCTAAATCAGTAGCAGGGCTTTCACCAGCGGCCGATGCTTTGTGTACTCGGTTTGGATTGGTTTTAACGTAGGTTCTGCCGCCGCGTGGTGATTTTTGAATGTTGCGCCTAACTTGAGTTGCAACCATTTCACCGCTAATCACTAATGCGCCCTCTACTTTTCGGCGCAAAATATCGCTTAACTGTTGGCCAATAGTAACGCTCATTATGCAGCCTCCAACATTCTACGACTGCCATCTTCTAACAATCTAAAACCGCCATCCTCTAGCAATCTAAAATTATTATCAATTAAAGATGTAGTCCCCGATGATTCAAGCGTAATTGCAACAAGCTCGGTCTTGTTATATTCGCCAGATGATTCAAACGATGTAATTAAAAAACCACCGCTATAAACTTCGCCCGTGTTTGATAACAACTTGCAATTAATGATTGTTCCGCTAATAACGGAATCTTTGATAAATTGATAACTTGCTGAATCGCTAACAATGCCTTGAGCTTTTGTGCTTACGCTGCCAATACCTGCATTTTCTAATAACTCACGAAACAGCATTGACTTGTCTGTGATCTCGACAGTTTCTTGATTAATTGTCATGCTATTGCTTTGCATTGCTGCAATTGTTGTGTAATTGCCGCTAATCTCAGCCTGTAAATAAAACAACGCGCCTTTCGTTTTCATTGTGCCACGCCTCCCCAAAGTTCGGCTGTGATGTTATAAAAATCTAAATCGTATTTATCTTGGCTAATGCCTGTTATGCGAAACGTTTGGCCACGATGCACTATGCGTAAATTAGAACTGTCTCTCGTTGCTGGTATTGTGATTGCTTGATTTTGTCTAATCGTGAAAATAAAGCCTTGTGTATGTTGCCCCTCACCACGATAGAAACGCTCACGCGGCGATTGCTCGACAGCTTTAGCCCATAACTTATCTAACTCGACCCAATTAGAATCAAAACCACCTTGACCATCGCTTATTTTTTGATTTTGCTCAAATCTGATACGGTGCTTTAATTCGCCGATATTCATACGTTAAACACTCGGTATTGGTCTAAAACAGTACGCACGTTTTGCGGTAAATCATAAGTACCGCGATTATAAAAGCGATAAGTCACTAAATCTAAAAGAGCTTGTTTTAATGGTGCTAACGAATAAAGCATTGTTGTACAAGTCCAAGTAATGCTAATCTCATTGCTTGAGCTATATTCGTTATTAATCTTTAATCGACCTGTAATCTCGTTGAATGTAAAGTCGGTATAGGCTTCATCGTCAATCGTTACAGTCACGCTACTTGCTTGCAAACGTGGTGAATAGAAGATTGTTTTTGGATATTCGAATTGGTAAACGGTTTGCCAAACTTGAGGCCGTAAAACGTTTTTAGTATATGATTCGATTTCACGTCTGCATGACGTAATCAAAGAGCTAATTAAACTATCTTCATCGCTATTTTCGACCTTTGCCCATGCTTTCGCTTCGGCTGTTGTAATCGGTTCGCTACCTGATTCGCTAATCAATAAAGACATTTTAAATAACTCTAAAAAAGGCGACTCCGAAAAGCCGCCTTAATTGTTTTTAAGATGGGTCTACAGTGCCTTGTAAACGTAAACCAAACTTAACGTAAGATGCACCAACACTTAATGTTGAGCCAGCAGCAGTTACAGCGGATGCTTTGACATAACGCTTCCAACCAACATAACCAATGCTAGAAACACCAGCGGCGGTCAAAGCTGCACTTGCTTCGGTGTTTGTTAAATCAGCATCGGCAACAGCGGTATAAGTAACGTTGTCGTCTGATTCTTCAATCAGTGGCGTAACACTGCCGTCAGTATAAGCCCCGACTTGGAAAATAATTTCTAAGCCATCGCTGCCCTGACGATCAATCGCCACACCTGCAACGTCTTCACCATCAGCGACGGCAGTTAATGCAATCGCCACACCTGCACTAATTTGATTGTGTAAATCTTTATTTGTACTCATTTTCAGCCCCTTTATTAAGCTTTAAATTCGATGAAACGTACGGCTTCGGAGTTAACAACATCGCCACCTGTACGTTTTGTGAAATACCACTTAACAACATCAGGATTAGTAATATTGTCACGAATAACATTAACGCCGCGACGGTCAGCAATTTGATAGGCTTGATTTAAGTTACCGACAAAAATAGACAAGCTATCATTTGCAATATCAGCCATATGATCAAAATCAGGCACAACAGGAATACCAAGAATCATACCAAACGGAGAATCTGTTAAGTTCCAAGTTGGCTGCCAAATAAAATTACCTTCGCTATCTTGAAGCTTCATCGCCGCTGCAAATGTAAAGCGATTCATGCCAAAAATAGCACCTGCACGATATGCGCCACGCAAAGACATAGCAGCGTCAATAAATACTTTTCCACCGTTAGGGGTTGCAGCAAAATCACCGTTTGCACCTGTTTTGAACTTTTGTACTGTACCCCATGCGCGTGTATTATCGCCTGTATAAGCAGTCGCAACAGTCATTAGGCCGCGTGGTTGTAAAACACCATTACCTAACAAAAATCCATATGCCTCACCCTCAGCAAAACCCTGTGCAGCATCAGCAATAACCATGCCTTCGATGTCGTAATCTGCATCTTCAAGCATTTCAGTTGTTGCTGTTGGGTACGCATAAAGTTTTTTTACTTTAATTTCGTACTGACCAAACTCTTTTGTGTTTGTGGCGCTTGGTGTGTTGCCCTGAAAACCCCAAGAATAACTATTGCGGCCATTATCAATTAAGCCGTTAACAGTGTCTTTGCCTGTGGTTTTTACATTAGCAAAACGGCGAACAGGTGAATTATCATGAATACGCTGAATAATTCGACCAGTCATATCGGGGGATGTTAAATAACCGCCATCAGGATTAGTGATAGTTGATAATGCTTTTTGCTCAGAATCTGATAAACGACCACCGCGCATATGTTTAAATAACGCGCTTTTAGCTTCACGTTGCTCATCACTTAAACCATCTCTTGGCTGTGAATTATTTACAGACTGCGCTTTTTTGATTTCTTGCAAAGATTGAATGATACCAGCAATATCTTTTTCGATTAAATCTTGCTTGGTTTTGGTTTCGCCTAATGTTTCGCCATGCTTTTTAAATTCAGCAATGGCTTGTTCTTGGCTTTGGCGTAATTGAGAAACGGCATTACCTGTTTCGTCCATTAGCTTTTTGACTTCTGTAAAATCAGTCATGGTATTAACCTCGTAATGTTTGATTAAGTTTTAACAATGAAGCTGCTATGTCATCATAATTAGGCTCATCATCTCGACTTTGCTTAATTCGACTAATTAGCGTTTTTGCTTCAGAGCGTGACAACTTACAAACATCGCGCAGGTAATGCTCACAATCTCTAACGGTATCTAGTTTAGCACTTTTCATGTCATTTACAATAGCGTTTGGATTCATTGCAAATGTCACAAAACTAAACTCAAAAACAGATAACTTTTTGATGATACGCACATTATTTTCATATGCAAAATCATCAATCATATAACCAATACTCAATCCGTCAATCGCGTTATTTTTAACTAATGTACGCGCCTCTTGTGCTTTTTGAATATCTAATAATAATTCACCCTCAACAGCCAAACCTTTATCATCTTCATACATGGATAAAGTTTTGCCAATTGGTTTGTCCCAGTCATGTTGCCAAAGTACGCGCACGCGGCTAGCGTCTGATGTTTGTAGCCATTCATTAAACGCACCTTTTAAAATAATATCGCCACCTAAATCAACATTCCCAGTTGCTGCCGCATATCCTTTAAACAAACCATCGCTTTCTGCATTAAAATTGTCATCAACTAAAGCCATTGCCTTTGTGTAATGTAAACGCATCGCATCGCCCTCAAAACTATGTTATATTAGCTTTGGTTGCGGTGTTTCCTCTGTTAGCCTCGACCATTAAACCCATGTTAGCGCATGGGTTTTTTATTCTAACTTCCAAAAATGCTTATTACCAAATAATCGCCCATCGTTATATTTGACCCCTATCACTCCACCGCTGATATGGTTCGATATTGTAAAAACAGTGCAGTTTACAAAGTGAGTCTCTACAGCCCCTTTTTGTAGCATCTTGCTGACAAATTCATAAATATCCATACTTACAACCAACAGCTCAACAGGGTGCTTATATTCGACAGGATGCACTCTATCGTTTCCAAAATATATACTCATCTCTGTTTCTATTTCCATAATACACCTCTATTTAGTATCATAACCTAGTACACATCGGCAATTAATAACATTAGCCGCGCTGCCTTTCGGGTCACTCGGGTACATTAGCAACTCACCACCAACATTAAACGGTTGACCAATTGGCCTTGTTTGGCCGTCCGCGTGTTTGTGATCGTCTCTAACTCTGCCATCATTTGTGCTAATCCACTCTACAACAACTTCTAACTCTGACTCTTGAGCCGCTACACTTGCACGGTGATACTGTGCGGTATTTGCTGCTTTGTGCGTTTCGGTTCTTGCAATGGTCATGGCTCTGCTAACTGAATACTGTCCGCCCACTCTTTTTGATATGTTTTTAGCAATAACATCAGGCTGAGAGTTTTTAGGCTTATTAACTGATTCGCGCATTGATTGCATAATGACAACACTAGCAATTGCT